ACTGTTTCAGGTTCCCAATAATGATATTGTTCTAATGCAAGGTTTTTTAAATCAGGAAAATCATATCTACCTTTTTGTGCATCAAGAAGAATAATACATTTCTCATAACCTTCTACAGGTTCAAAGATTCCCCAAGTTGTAATAGCAGAGTAATCTGCTGTTTCTTTTTTAGAGAATGCAGTATCATATGATTGTATCACATGGAGCAGTTTTGGAAGATATTCTTTATCATAGTCTTGCCACCACTCACGTTTTATTATTGCACCCTCTTCTGAAGTTGGGTCCTGCATATACTGTGCATTCCAATTCTTCATCGAGATAGAAGCTTTTACAGAATCTAAATCATCTTTGTTCCAATACTCAGGCCATACAGGTTGATCGTTTGGAAGTATGGCAGGAAATTCTATAATGTCCCACTTATCTGCTTTTGGTTCTGATTGTGCTTTGATGAGCCTTCCTGTCAAATCATCGGTAGCCCAACGAGTCATTACAACTAAAATTCTTCCTCCAGGTTGCAAACGTTGTCTGGGTCCTGAACTGTACCATTCGTATGCACGTTCCATTGCTGAGTCAGACATTGAGTCTTGCTCAGTATGTGGATCATCGATAATAAGCAAATCGGCCCCTCGTCCCGTGATCGAACCGCCTACACCCGCTGCAAAGTATTCACCACCATGATTGGTTTCCCACCTACCTTTTGCTTTACTATCTTCTCGAAGTGTAACATCTCCAAAGATCTCTTTATACTCTCTAGTGTTCATTAAGTTACGAACTTTGCTACCGAACCTTGAAGCAAGTTCAGCGTTGTGTGATACCTGCATAATTTTTTTCTTTGGATACTTTCCAATATACCAAGCAGGGAATAAGTAAGATGCGAATTCAGATTTAGTATGTCTAGGAGGCATGTTGATTATGAGCCTCTTTGCATCACCGTCAGCTATTTCTTGAAAAGATTCAGCAATAATTTGATGGTGCCCATATTTCTTTGGGTCCTTTGTTTTACGATATATAAAATCTTGCCAGACAGACTCAGCAAAAATTAAAAAGTTATCCTGGCATAACTTGATCCACTCTAATTGCTTTTTTAGAATAATATCTTTTAATTCTTCTTCAGTTAGGTTCTCAATATTCATACCGTTTGGGACCCTAGTATATTTATATATCCTACTTTGTAAACCCGTTCGTCCTGTGTTTCAGGGGTGAGATGCGTGAATTACAGGTTAAAATTTAAAAAAGCAGGTTGTTGGAAAAGTAGAGCCTTCTATGGCGTAGGCGTAGGCGTGGCGTCATAGACGCCACGCTGTTTATTATTAACTATTCAGTTGTGTGTAGTGCTTGAACTAGCGTGCTAAATTTCTTTAGTACATTTTCTTTGAACTCGTCAACGATTGGGTTGCCAACGTTCTCAAGTATATGCTTCTCACACTCGCCCATTAACAGTTGAAACATGATCTCATAATTGAGTTGTTTTTTTTGTCCATTCTCAATAACCATGTCGGCTAATGTAGTAGGCGATTGCTCGCCTACTCTCTCAGCTAATACTTTAGCTATATTAATTAAATCACTATTGGGCATTTGATACCTCGCCAATAGCCTTATACTCACAATAAGCAATTTGCTTTTGGTGTGCATTGTATAAATCTAAATGTGATAATTTAAATTTATCTTTATCAAAAGATTTTCTAACTCGGTTAATCTTTTGAATACCAAAACTATTTCCATGCTCGTCTTGAACAATAACTAAGTTTTGATTTGTTCTCTCAAATAGATTAACAATATGTTCTTTCATACTATCTAACTCTTTGTTAAGTCTATTTGCTTTTAGCTTTAGTGTAGCATAGGCTAAGACTATTTTTTTTTCGTCTTGCTTTAGCTTTTTTGCTGTTTGCATTTTTACCTCTTTGTTAAGTTATATATTCTTATGAATACCTTATCTTTTTTTTGAAAGTCCAATACAACCTCTGGAACTTTATCACACTGTACAATATTAACATTTTCCCCTTTAAACATTTTTTGAATTAATTTTAGGAAGTTGTCCTGGTGCCTGGCGCCAGCTTTTAACTTTGGTACAACTTTATCCTTTTCCAACCGAGAACGAGACGAGGCGACAATGTCGCCTCGCTTTTTATTATTTGGCATTACCAACTACACCAATATTCTACGACCTTACCCTCATCTATGGCTTGTTCGCAAAATTTTAAAAACTTCATATCTTGCTCTTTGTACTCTTTAACCGAATCCTCTTGGAACTGTTGCCCCCAAAAAAATCCATCTTCAGCGTGATAGTCAGCAAAACCTTTTTCTATTTGTTCGCTTAATTCTTTCACGACTTCTTTGGTCATATAACATGGTGCTTCTTGGTCGCCATTAAATCCTAGATGTGCAAGATGTCCCTCAACTTTTACACTAGGGTTTTGATCTGTCCATTTCTTCGCCATGAACTCTTGAAGTCTTGCGTGCTTTCGCCAAACAAAAACTCCAGCCTTGTCAGAGTATTCATCATCTTGGAAATACTTTTCCCAATCAATCTCTGTTCCTCTTATATGTGCGTGTTGGTCTAATCCCATTTTTTCCTCCTTGTTGTTAAATGGTTTCCCCTCTCTTATCATATCCCACTATTAACGCAACAATTATCTTTTAGAACAATTCTAAACTAGAAAGGCAAACCCACAGCTCATCAGCAGAGTTCCGTGCTGGGCTGGCGCCAGTCCTTACACTGCTGCCTGGCCAGCTCCTGAACTACCGAGAAACGAGACGACATTACATTAGACCAACGACAGCGAGGATCACCACGCCAGTGCTGGCTAATGTAAATGTAGGGAAGAGGAACAACATGCCTAAGTAAACGAGAACCAAACTCACCTTTCCTTACCAGCATCACCTGCTGCCAGCTCCTGATCCACCTCACTCTCCTTCCAGCTGTTACCGTTCGCAATGCAGCGAGAACCGGGACCTCCAGTAAGAGCATATACTTTACCGGCTTCAGGTTTATCATCAGCAGACGCTGCTGCTACCTGGTCCTCTGGCCGCCACCCATCGGGTGGCGCGTTGTCCGCATTCAATTGTTTTACGAGATCTTTTAGTTTTTGCTTTCCCATGTTACTCCCTCCTTGTCTGTTTTGTAACTGATTGTGTCACCTAGCTTTCTATCCACTAGTTTGACAGGTATATTGTTTAGTTCTCCGTAGCCTTGCTGCTGCGTCCCCTGCAGGATCTTCACCCACATCGACTCGAACTGTTCGTCATCCTTGAATCGTACGTAGACGTAATCCTTGGCTTCGGGTTTCTTTTCAAATTCTTTTACTTTGAAGTACATGTCTATGCTGTGCTCCGCACAGGTGTATACAATGTTGTTGGCATCTTCTTTGTTCATAGTTCTCCTTTGTTGAGCGTCACTTTAGTTTTTATTTGTTTCAGGTCAGAGCGGTGATCAAATCCGTATTAACCATCATGGTCCAAGACTCCTAAAGTGCGCAGACCTTATATAAGATATCATGGGATAATAGTCAACCCTCTTTTTTTATTTTTTTTAATCTTTCTTCAAACGACCACCTCTTGTCTTCAGGTAGTTCGGCTACCAGAACTTTTACCAGCCGTGCCAGTTCTTGATTCTCCCTGGCCAGGTCATCTAGTTTCTTGTTGTACGAGCGAGACCTGTTCGAGCTTCGAACGAGATCCAGTGCTTCAAAATCAACTGCCATTAATCCTCCTTTTTCCTTACGATACGACATCATGGGATACCTGTCAACCCTGAAGTTCGCCTGGCCAGCTGGGATCTTCTGGCTGCACCAGCACTGGGAGACCTTCCTTTGTCCGAGAACGAGGTTTAGTTCAAGCGAAAACGAGAAACGAGATCCTGAAGCACAGGTGAACGCTGCTGGGCCCCAGGCCACCGACCAACAAAGAGGGAAAAGTCGGTGGCCAGGATCCGAGAACGAGAGCTACGCAGCATCGGGAGATGCAGCCAGCTCCGTTAGCATCCTGCGCTGGACCAGTGGCCAGTCCAACGGGAACGAGAACGAGGCAAACGAGACCAGGGAACGAGGATCAGTAAACACGGACACCGGTCTGTACAGTTTAAGGGCTCTCTGCAAGGGGGTCTCTTTCAAGATAATTACCTTGCCTCCAGCCATTATATACTTGTTGATCCAAACAATTTGCCATTTATTAAGCTTCGGAAAACTTAATGAATCTGATTTAAGTTCAATCCAAAATACTTCATTACTCATTACAGCATGAATGTCAGGAATACCATTGATTGTGCTAGATTCTACGCGGGTTAAAAAGCAATCAGTCAGTCCTTTCTTGACCTTTTGCCATAACCTAGATTCTGCATTTCTACTTATTGTCATTAAGTCAGTTTTTTAATTTCTTTGATGACTGAATTAGGTATCAAAGTAGTATTCCCAATGGTTTCTATTTCAGTTTTATTATCGTTATATGAGTAATCTCCAAATATTCTAGTAACACCTTTTGTTTGACTAAGGAGATGACCTTTGGTGATGCAGGTGGCCAGATTTGCTTTCTTTACATCAGAAAAACTACTCCATGAGCTATCCGAGACGATGTCAAACCACTCTACTGATACCATCGGATATTTATCTATTTCGTGTTTTACCTTTTTAGGAATTGCAATCTTTTTTCTATTCATCAATCTCAACCTTTATAGTTCCAACATGTGTGACTATTGTAGAGTTATGTACCTGGTTAAAAGCATCTAACCATTCAGACCAACTAGCCTTTTTCAATTGCTGTAACGTCTTCGGACTCAACTTCAATCGTTTTGGCGTTATGGCCATCGATTTTATCCGATAGTTCTTGTAACTTTTTTTCAAGTTGCTCACGTGACATACCCTCCAAACCACTAACTCGTACCTCTTTCCTATCAACATAAGCACCTGCTAATTGACCTGATCTATATTCAGCGTTAATAGCAGCAGCATATTGTTTATCCTTCTCGGCCTTGTCAGAAATTCTTTCTAACCTCTTAAATCTTCTAAGGTTGTCACTTTCATACTTTTTAACTTCTCGTTCAAAAAGTTTATCAAAGTATTTTGCAATATGTGGATTATGCTTTCTAGATAACATTCTAGATGCAACAGATCCATAATCTTTTTCATTAGTACAAACATAGCCTGCACGCTTAAGTGCTTCAGCTTGAGTTATTGATCCCCAATCTTTTACGTATATCTCTATAAACATTTTTTGTTTAGGAGTAAGATCTAATTCTGTTCTATCTGTTTTTCTTTTTAAACCACCAGGCATTATTTTCTCGTTTTAGTAAATTTTCTTCTTACCTCTCCTCTTGCAAAAGAGTCAGCAGATGAATGAGTCATATGTGTTTTAGCACTATTATAAGTCTCAGTGTATTCTTTTTGTTTTGCTTTATTTCCAGGATATAGTTTTTTTACTACATCTCTAAACAACATAAATTTTTTCATCATAATTTTCTACTATATAGATTATTTCACCAGAAAGTAATAGCCCCAAAAACTCCTGGTTGCGTTCCCGCAAGAGTGGTGTATCCAAGATACACCATAGATACACCACAGATACACCATTAAAATTGATTAAAAGTGTTGGTATAATTGATTAATAGACGTTTAGATACACCAGATACACCACTTCTGGCCTG